AATGATGGCGATAATGAGCGCAATGTTGTCCTACTTCTTCAATTTTCTGATGGAAGACCATCCGGTTGGGCGGTGGTATCTCTGCCAATTGCAGAGACTCCCGGAGGTGATGGCGAAACCATTGGGTGAATGCCCATATTGCTCCGCACCATGGCAGTATCTCGCCATCAATTTTCTCTTCATTTCTGACACCGATTGGTTTATATGCTGTCTTGGATTAGGTCTAAACTTCGCAACAATTCGCTTTCTCATTCCTCCGGTCAAGTAGTTGACCCGGTAGTGCCGGGAGTGCCAAAATACAATGGCATCGCACCGAAGGAGAGGCATGACCAAATCGAATTTGCATTCACATCGGGAGGCATCCACTACTTCCGATTTTCGGCAGATGTCAACATCCCATTCCAACGAGCAGTCACCGCTCGTGACATCCTCACGGAGGAGTTGTGGCAAATCAACCCGGCACTCCTCCAATCGTGGAATGAGGCATTGATTCAATTGGTCATCAATCAGAAGACCCCGGCCGACAAAAAGTTGTACGAAATCGGCATCATGGCGAACCGACTCAAGGAGCAATTGTCGATGTCATTTTCTCTGACCCGGACATTCAAGTTGGCATCGGTGATGTACTTTGATGAGAACGAGAATCCGCTCGATTATCAGTACCCATACAATCAGACCAAGATGAAGCATTGGATGGAACACAATGACATCCCCGGTTTTTTTTTGAATCTGCCGGAGACCGAATTCAATCCCTCTTTGCGAGAATTCAGTCAGAATTTTCCGACCTTTTTGGAGGCCGAAACAAAAAGGATGCTGAACACAATCAGTCATATTACTTCACGCATATCCACCGAGAATTTAGGCGCAGATTTGTCGAAGTCTATCATTTCGGAAATGGAGACCCTCACCGCATTAAATGCTTGGTCGAAAAACCGATTTACGAATACTACCTCCTCTACTCAACATGGCTCAACGAACTGAAAAAGGAGAATAATCGCCTCAGGGAGTCAACCCGGAAGTTGGGAAAATAATGGGTCGGCAATCACCGACCTTTTTTCTTTACTTTTGCCGAAACGCATCAAATCATGCTGAATGAGGTAAAAATCAAATATGTTGTTGATTCTTCCGAGTTGGCGAAGGCCACGGCAGAATTCGACAAACTGACCAAGGAGGAACAACAAGCCAACGCAGCACTCGACAAGTTTCAAGAGAATCTCCGTGATACCGGAGCAGCCGGGAAGTCCGGAACTGCTCCGGTGGTTGATGGTCTTGACAAGGCCACCAATTCGGCAGTCAAATTCGGTGCAGCCATAAACAAGAACCAAGCAGCAGTCAAGGCATTCACAACCCAACTCCGGGAGGCCGGAGCAGTTGCGGTCAAGGCCGGGAATCAAGCATCTGCCGGGTTCTCAGGGATGGATGCAACCATTCGGAGGAATCAAGCATCTCTCTCGGCATTTCAGCGACAACTCGGTTCGGTTCAAGCACAAGCAACGCAGATTGGAGGAGGAGCGAAGGGAGGAGGGACTGACCTCATTGGTCAATTGTCCGGGATGCTCAAAATTGGAGGTCGCTTTCTGATTGCGAAGCAGATTTATGATACCACCATGGCGATGGCCGAGATGGGTGCGAAGGTGGAGTCACTCAATGCTCAGTTCAAGTTCTTGACCGGGACTGCATCCGGAGCGCAGATGCAACTTGAGGAAATCAAGGATTTGGCGAACAACTTCGGCATCAATGTCGACATCGCCACCACATCGTACAAGAACTTCGCAACGGCATCGGTATTGGCCGGGCAATCACTTGAGGCAACCAATGACCAATTCAAGTCCGTAATGATGGCATCAAGAGCAATGGGTCTCAGCACGGAGCAAACCGAGAACGCATTCCGGGCATTGCAACAAGCACTCTCGAAAGGAGTTTTGTCTGCCGAGGAATTGCGAGGTCAACTCTCCGAGGCCATCCCCGGTGCATTCACCATGACTGCTCATGCAATTGGAGTTTCTGAGCAAGAACTCAACAAGATGATTGCCTCCGGAGGAGTGATGTCCAAGGATGTATTGCCTCTTCTCGCATTGCAGATGAAGCAGACATTCGGAGCGCAAACTCTTGAAATGACTGATTCAATGGGTGCATCATTTGAGCGATTCGGAAATACCATAGGCAAAGTTGGAAAGGTCATTGCAATGGCTTATGCTCCGGTAATTAAGTATGTGATGGATTCAATTGTCTCATGGGCAGACAAAATTGAAAATATTTATGATAAACTATCAATGGGTTCGGATGAGTACACCGCAAAGCAGAAAGCCAACACAAAAAAGAACATCGAGTACAATGCCGAACTTGAAATCGCTCAGATGCAAGTCCAAATCGCACGAGAGCGAGGCATCAAGGCCGAAGAGGTGACTCGTGCTGATGCGTCACGCAGAGCATTGGCTCAGACCACCAAGGCATACGATGCACTCCGCTCACAAGCGGAGGGATTTGGCAGAACTGACCCAATGATTAAGGCACAACTTGAAAGTGCCAACATCCGCAGAAACATTCTGATGAAAGAGGTCGCAACTCAGAAAGAGGCCGACAAACTCTCTGCGAAAATCCGGGAGGATGCGAACAAGGCCAACATCGAGAAAGACAAGAAGGCATCGAAGGCCAAGGCAGACAAGGAGGAGAAGGAGAGACTCGCAAAGGTGAAGGCCGATTTCGATGCGGAGAAAACTCGCATCGAGGATGCTCAGAAAATCGCTCAGATTGAACTTGAAGCATCCAAAAAAGATGAGGCAACCAAGGCCGAAGAGAAGTTGAAAATCGAGGAGAAGTACCTCCAAGACCTCATTGCTCTCAGGGAGCGATATGCCAAAAAAGAACCCAAACTCGCAACCCAATTCACGAAGGGAATCGGAGTCGAGAGAGCGCAACTTGGAGCAGTCCAAGGTGAGATTCCGACTGCCGGGATGGACATCAGAATGAAACAATTCGCCAAGGAGCAAGAGGCACTTGAGAAATTGAATGATGACCGATACAAGGCAGAACTCAAGGGAGCAGAATCACGAGCAACGATTCGTGAATCTGAGATTCAAGCCATGGAGGCATCTGAGCAGAAGAAGCGAAGATTGACCATCGAGAGCCAAATCACGGCCAACAATGAGACCATGGCAATCAATGAGAAGTTCATGAATGAAGGCAACGAGAACGCATTGAATGCGGTCGACACGCAGAATCAAGAACTCATTGCAAAGAACAAGGCATTGCAGAAGGAACTGACCGCAATCGACAAGGAGGGAAATCAAGAACGAGCAGACCTCGTGTCGCAATGGGGTCAGCACATCGCATCGGTGTTCAACGGAGCGATGAACTTGTATCAGCAAAATCTCTCTGCCGAACTTGATGCGACTCAAGCACGATATTCGGAAGAGGAGCGACTTGCTGGGGACAACAAGCAGAAGTTGACCGAACTCCGGGAAAAGCAACGGATGGAGGAGGCCGAAATCAAGAGGAAGCAATTCGAGGCTCAGAAGATTCAAGCAGTCGCAGAAGTAGTCTTTCAGACCGCACCAATCATCGCCAAGTACGGAGCAGAGATATTCACCATTCCTCTCGCTCTTGCTGCGGTTGCAGCACAAGCAGCGCAAATCGGGTTTATCCTCGCCCAACCCGTACCGGAATTCGCAGAAGGTACTCAAGGAACTCCACACAAGGGAGGTCTCGCCATGGTGGGTGAGAAAGGTGTTGAGCGAGTTGTCACCAAGTCCGGGAAGGTTTACTATACACCACCGACTGCGACCCTCGTTGACCTACCGAAGGGTGCAGAAGTAATTCCGAACCACCAATTGCGAAAGGAATTGCACTATGCCTCGAACATGAGCAGAGCATCCTCAGGGAACGGATTCGAGCCAATGATTTCCGGCATCACCGAAATCGGAGGCATCCTCAAGTCACTCCCGATTCATCAAATCAACATGGATGAACGAGGATTCGAGAAGTACATCCGCACTCCTCGCAGAGCGACCAAAATTTTGAACAACCGATTCCCCGGAAACTGATATGGCATGGAGTTTTTTTCTCAACAATACTGAGGTCGAAGAACCGATTGGATGGGATGCGATTGCGTTCAGGGCGCAACGAATGGAGTTCTCTGGAATCGACCAAGTCTTCTCGACCGATGTTCAGTTCTATGGCGAAGGAGCAAGATTCCTCAAGGATGTTTATGATGAATTTTTCATCAACGGATATGTGAAGTTCAGAATCACATCCGACCAATTCGTGAATGGTCAACCATACGAGTTCATAGGCCAAGTCAACTTCGCATTGTACGAGGAGACCAATGTATGCGACACGGACTCGTGGGTTGTTTCGGTTGGTATCATCGAGGACAACTTCCGGGAAAGGTTCAAGGCAAGGATGGGAACTGACATCAACTTGTTCAGCACAACCGACCTTGATGGTTCTCCAATCCCGGCATTGACATTGGCAAGTGGATTGACTCGTGTCAGATTGCACTCGCAGAACTTCATTTTGAGTGGTTCAGCAAAGCAACTCGCAGAGACATCGCTCGGTGTTGGAGATTACCATTCGAGAGTCGCTCATGTATGCCCATATTATTGGGGGTCGAGCGATTACAAGGACAACTATGGGAGCAGTATTGATGTGGATGGGTTCAATTTCACCAACACAAATGTCAATTTTCAAAACAATGCCGGATACACGAGGTCATTCCAATTGACCGGGAATCTCAAGTTCAAATTGAAAAATGATGGAGTCTATTCGCCTCCGACCTCATTTGACAATACCATCATCCGGATGTTCGGTGATGTGTTGATTCGAGATGCATCTCACAACCAAGTCTCATTTGTGTTCATTGGTCTCACCAATGACCTCCATGTGCTGAACAACCCGGATGATGAACCGACCGAAGGCACATTCTCATGGCCGTTCGACACATCGGTCACACTTGAGCCGGGTTGGAGTTTTCAGATTCGAATGTTCTTGGATGCCGATGTGACTGCCGGATATCAGTCGAAAGGAACGATGTCATATTTGTGGCCGGATGAGACATTTTTTAAACTGACCGAAGTCAATGCTGGGGAGCAATATGCATCACCTTGTGATGGTCTTCTCGTTTTTGACTGCCTAAAAAGGTTGATTTATCAGATGACCGGAGACCCGGATGGATTGATTTCGCAAACATTCAATCCAATCGGACAAGGGTGCTATTTCAACAATTTTTTGACCACCGGGATGCAAGTCAGAAATGGCGCAGACCCGAACGGAGGGATTCAGCCGGAGATGACCACATCATTTGATGACTTGTTCAAGAGTCTCTATGGTGTATTCTGCCTCGGTTGGAGTTACGAGAAGACCGGGTTGGGATGGAAGATTCGAGTCGAGAAACTTGACTATTTCTTCAAGAACCAAGTCGCACTCGAACCGACCAACATCGGAGAGGTCACGCAGAGAGCAATGAGTGACCGATTGGTCAATCAAATCAAGGTTGGATTCGATGACAAGTGGAAGAACATCGCCATCTCAGGGATTTACTCCATCCACACTACTCGCACCTATTCAATCGCCAACAAGGCCACGAGAGATGGCACAACGGCCGACCTTGACTTGATTTCTGATTTCATCGCAGAAGGTAACACAATCGAATTCTTGAGGCGATTGTCATTCCTCAACAACGAGGACAATCCGGGGTCGAGCGACCGCCCGAATGACTACGATTTTTTCTTGATTTGGCTCAACCGATTTGAGGTCAGCATCGAGAACTTGGTCAACTCCGGATATGGTTTCAAGGATGAGACCGGGAGCGCAATATTTGACTCGGCCACCATCTCTGCCAACTCAAATCAGATTGCGTTCTCAAGCAGTCTCGCCGATAGACTCTACAATATTTACCATACACCGACAAGAATTGCCTATCGCCATTGGAAGTCGACCGGGATGCACACATACGGACTCCTCGTTCCGGTGATGCGATTTCAGACCGGGGAATATTTCACGGAGTACTCAAGCAGAATCACCGAGACATCTGAGGACATTGATTGCATCGAAGTGGTCACGGATGTCAACCTATCGGAGCAGAGCAACATCGAGGTGGGCATGATGCAAGATTGGGCGAAACCTTATTTATTCAAACCGATAGAAATCGAATTTGAATACCCACAATCATTTTGTGATTTCATAAATTTGTCCACGAACAATCAGTTCGATAAGGTCAGAGCATCGAGCGGTCGGTGGTCTCAATCCGGATGGATTCAGAGCATCGAGAACAAACCAACGGATGCGAAAGGCGGTACAACCATTTTCAGACTCATCGCATCAAATATCGCAGACCCACAACCACCACCGGAAGGTCGAGCATACTCGGATGCCTATTCATCAGCATATTCCTAAGCCATGGCAGTAAAAACTCGCATTCAGTTAAAAGACCAATCGAACAACACATTCCTCGACAATACATCCGGGGCAATCATCCCGGAGAACCATCGGATTTGGAATGATGACACCATCGACTCGGTTGCAACCTTGAGCGATGAGAATATTTTTTCACAAACTCAAACCTTTGAGGAATCAATTCAGTCACAAGGTGACAATACTTTTTCCGGGCAGAATTCATTCGAGGCACAAACTGATTTTTTAGGGCAAGTGAAAGTCGCAAAGTTTGTCCAAACTCAGATTGCGACCTACATCAGCGCAGACACCAATGTCGACCTCACGAATGTTGAAGGCAACATCATTTACATTGATGGCACAACAACAATCTCAAGTTTCACCGGTTCGGTTGGTCAGATTTTTTATGTGACTTTTGTTGATGGTCTGCTCATCGATGCTCAAGGTGGTGCATCAGTTCGACCACCGCACAATATCGAAGCCAAGGCCGGAGATACATTCATATTTCACTTCACCGAGGAGAATGTGATTCGTGTTCTCGGTTATTGGAGGCAGAACGGACAAAATTGGTTCATCCTCGCAGACTTGTCGGCTTACACCACATTGCAGAGCAACTCATCTTTTCAAATCGGTGCGGAGTACCTTGTCTTGAATTGTTACGAGTACCCAACCGACTTCATTTGGTCGGTATTGGTGAGAGCATATTCATCTTCAACAATCGACTCGACCGCATACATCCGCAGAAATGGTGCATTCATCCCGGTTGCAATTGCTGATGGTACTCTTGACCCCGGCACATTGCCAATCAGCACGATGTCAACATACAATGACCGACTTACACTTGCTGAATGGTTGGTCAATCCCGGAAGTCCACAATGGACTATCGGTGGCTCTGCGGTTGTTGAATTGCCGGGAAAACCATTTCTCGCTCATGCGATTGCTGATGCATCCAATACCGGAATTCGTAGGAACTTATTGAACTTCTACAATTCCGCAGAACCATATTTCGGTCGAATTTTATTCTCTGAATTGCACTCTGAAAATCGTTTTTACTCGCATGATGGAAATTATTCATCATGGGGAAATAACCTTGATTTTGAGGCCGGAATCACACCGACAAATCTGACTGATTGGAATGTTAACAATTTCGCAAATGACCCTCTAATCACATCAATAATTGCATCATATGTGGTTGTGAATGATACTTGCACGATTCACTTTCAAATGACCGGGGAAGGGAAATTCGACCAAGGTGCAAGTGGTCATGAATTTCACTTGTATATGCCTCTCCCATTCGAGTCGGTTGGCAATTATTGTGGACATGGGTCGGTTCGATTTACCGACATCAATTCACATGAGGACAATGGTGCAATCGTGGTCGCTATCGACCAATATTCATGCCTATTTTCGAGCAAGTGGAGCAATGCAATCAGTTCTTCAACCGGAATCATTGCCTCAGGGTCATATACATTCAAGGCAATCGGGGAAAACCTACTCTAAACCATGGCAACAATAAATCCATTCTACCGATTTGAGATGCCGGAGGCGAATGCCGGGTTCTTCCCGGAGTGCAACCGAGTGAGTCAATTATTGAGCGACTTCTACGATGAGTTCAATGCGGTGATTTTCCAATTTCAGAATGTGGAATGGAAGTTTGCCAACAAATCACTCAAGGCACTCGTGGCGCAGTTTAATGCATCGCCATACTTCGCCAACATCGAGATTGAATATCCAAGTCCATTCCCGGCATTGACCGGGACTGACTACTTTGAAATCAAGATTTACAATCGCCAACTCAAGGCAACGATGCCGAGTCAAGTTCTGACAATCGGAGTCGATTCTGATGATGTTTTCGTTTATATGTACATCATCGAAAATGTCTCCGTGGTATCAATTACTGCCTCACTTGATGTGCCATTCATCCGGGAGGAGCGAAAGGCATTGTCGGGTCTCAATATCGTTTCTGCAAATAACTCGGCATTTTTCGAGAAGCCATATTTCTTCGACTCCGCTGATGCATCGGCAGAGACATCACTCATCCGGGGTCAGAAATGGATAAACAATTCGACCTATTCATTCCCGACTCGGATGTCAACATCATCCCCGATGTCATTGGTGGCACAACCACCGATTCAAGCATTGAGCCGGGAGGCCATGGCGGTCATCGGATTGATGAATAAGGTGCTGAGTGCATCATGGAATGGGATGGACTACAATGACATCTCTGATGCGTTCAATGCCATGGGTGACAATAATCAGTTCCCGGATGGATGGACAAGCATCAACTACGGAAACGCAACCGACCAACTTGAATTCACGATTCATAATGACAACGAGGTCATCAAGTATGTTGGGCAAATCACCTATGGCTCATTCCGGTTTCAGCGATTCATCGGGTTCGGTACTTATCCGGGAATCAACATCATCGATGTTGACCCATTGACAACATTCCCAATTGAGCCAACCGGAACGGCCTTGATTTATTTTGGGTTCTATTATGACCTCGACATCGCTCAATTGGCAGAGCAATGCACCGAAATTAATGAGTCTTATCAGATGCCAATAAAGCCGGGCGATGAGTTGTCATTCATTGTCCCCATGGCACAAGCGAATGTCTTCGACTTGACCGAGGTCAATGTTGGCCTATTCACCGACACCGGGGTCTTCGTTCAGAAGGTAGGCGATGCCAATCTTGACATCGTTCAAACTGCTTGCACATCATTCACATTCATCATTTATCCATTGGCTCAGTACCTTGGATTCCCTCAGAATATCGGGTTCGGAATCGGTGATGCACCGACTGCACCGAACACAATATTCACACCGGACATCACATTCGACCTTGGATATGGTGGAGATTGGCCGGGGACTCCTGAGGAATGGATGGATGCCATGGTTGCCGGATATCCGGCAGAGCAAGGTTCAATCACCTATGTTCAACTCGGTAGTGGTGAATTCGGTGACATTTACTCGGTCACATGGACATTGAATCAGACAATTGCTCCCGGTAAAATTGGCACATGGGGAGTCATGATTCCTCCATTGATGGATGCTCAAACATTCTTCGACACCGAATTTGGTCAACAATATGGGGAAGCATTCAATTGCTCATTGTCGGTCTGCGAAAAGTTCTTGTCGGCCAATGTGACCATCCCGGCCAAACCATTCGGATGCTATCGATTCGGCCTCTACAATATCAACGCAGAGACCGAGGAGTACAATCTATATTCGCTTTCAAACTTGCTCCGACTCGATTGGAGCGATTGTTTCTCGACCATCCTTGAGTTCTACGGAAACGAGAATTCGGTCAATCAAGGATTCTACTATGCATCCGGATGGAGGCATAGAATCCGACTTGGAATCAACGGAGGAGGAGCGAAACCAAAAATCGAGGAGAACATATACCGACAATCGAATGGAGTCTTCAAAAGACCCTCAAACAAGTTGGATTTAACATTAGATTTGCACACGGATTTTCTCGATGAGCCAACGCAGAAAGCACTTGTCGATGCCACACGGCATGACTTTCTGATTTGGAATGGCGAGAATATATTTGTGGAGGGAGACATCGATGTTGCCACCATCCAAGACTTCACCACGCAATCATCATTTGAGAAATTGGCTCAAGTCAAGTTCTCGGTACTCGTTCAGAACTATCAACCGAACAACAATGCTTGTTTCAGTTGCTAAACTTCGAAAATAATCATGTCAATATATTCAATTACTTGTCCCGATGTTGGTTGCTACACCAATTTCCAATGTGACCCGGAGTTCCTCAATAAAGTTGTGGCAGTTGCCTACATCAAGAAGACTGCCGGATTCGCAATCACCAATCAATCTGCCTCCGAATTGAAGGAGGATTTTCTCGGTCTATTCGCCAATGGCGATGGGTTCATCGTGTTCAACACATCCGGTGAGAAACCAAGACCCGACACCGCCACAACGGCCGGAAGAGGGATGCAAACCACGAAGGCACTCGCCAAAACACATACCTTGAATTATACTGATATGCAAGGCATAATAAAGGAAAATGTCGAGTGGTACAACTCCATCCTTTCGACCTCTCAGAATTACGATTTTTACTACTTCACTCCGGGTCGAGTTTGGGATGCCTCAGGGAATTATGTGACCATCATCGGAGACCCGGTGATTGGTGCAGACCTCAACACATATCAGATGGCCGAGGTATCGGTGACATGGGTGAGTAAGGCCAATCCTCTCCCTTTCGCCATGGACACCGACACATTCCTTGAGGGTCTTTATTGGGTGATTGGTTCAACTACTCCAGCAGATGAATCATGGAATTGGGTTCTCGACACTTGTACTGCCAAGACATCCACAATCACCGCAGACCTCAATGTAGTCATTGCCGGAGTTGACCCAACATTCTCGGTGAACATCATCAGCGGTGACCTTGTCGGAAGTGTAGAAATCGATGCCGAAAGTGGTGCGCTCACCTTGACTCCATCCAACAATGGAACAATGGTTTTCGTGATTACTGCGACCACAACATCCGGTTGCGTTATCGGTCAGCAAGAGGTGACTGCGGTAGTTACGAACTGCGATTAAGTTTTAGTTTTTTTTAGGTTTGAAACAATGGAGCAAGTAGTCGGGGCAATTTATAAAGCACTCATGGATGATGAAATCCGTGAAGGTCGGACTGAGTACATCCGGGAGGCAAGGCGCAAGGCCGAGCAACTCGAATGGCATTTCGAGGATAAATACCCCGACAAACTTCTCCATGCTCAACATCCATCCGAGGAGGAGTGGATGAAGCAGTACCGGAGGCATCGGTGGCAACCACCGACCAAAACATCCACCGGGAGAGTTTACAATTTCCTCCAAAAAATTCAACAAGCGGATGACTTCAAAATCCGATGGGAGACCGACTACACCAAGACCGGAATCGCTGAGAAGGTAGGCAACATCGACAACACATTGAAGAAGTATGTGACCGATGGAATGCCTCGCATCCCGAACTTAGAGACATGGTTGTTCAATGTATTTCTCAAGACATTCCTCCAAGATGCCAACGCAATTGTGGCCGTTCTGCCACGATTGGATGCGTTCATCGAGAATCCAAAGGAGACAACAACTCTCGATTGGAACAAACCATTTCCGCAGACATTTGAGTCGGATGACTTGATTTATGAGGATGATGAATTTGTCATCGTTGAAGTCGAGGAATGGAAGGATGAGAATCGCAGAGAATGGTGTCAGTATCTCGCCATCACTCAGTTCGGATTGATGCTCTTTCGCCAAGTCAAGGAGATGCGTGAGATTGACCCTTTCGAAGTCTACTTCATGCCATTCGATTTTCCTCGCATCCCGGTCATCAAGGTCGGAAATACAATATACGAGGAGGAGGATGGTCATCTGATTTACGATTCAGTTCTCGCTCCGTGTCTTCCGGCATGGAATGAGGTCTTGTACCGCACCGATGACTTGAACATCCTCTACGCAGTCCATGCACTCCCTCAAAAATGGGCATTGAAACTCTCCCCATGCAAGACTTGCAATGGCACGGGCGAGGCATACAATCACAAGCACGAGAAGGTATCTTGCGGAAAATGTAGTGGTTCAGGGAGAGCATCGAGCAGTCCATTCGGACTGATGGAAATCAACATCGACCGGGTCTCTGCCATCAATCCGAATCCAACGATTCCACCGATTCCTCCGGCCGGATATATCGAGAGACCGACCGATGCGGTCAAATTGTTCCAAGAGGACATCGTGTACAAGGAGTTCCAAGGACTCAAGGCAATCGGTCTCGAAATCCTTGGACAAATACCGAGCAATCAATCCGGGATTGCCAAAGAATATGACCGGAAGGAACTGAATACATTCTGCTTTTCGGTATGCGTTCACCTCGCTGATGTTTACGAGCGAACTTGTTTTCACATCATAGGTCAGCGGTACAAATCACTATTTGAATCCGGGTTGATGACCGAGGAGAATGTGATGTCTGCTCTGCCGAAGGTGACCATCCCGACAGACTTCGATGTGCTGACATCATCGGCCATCTCTGCCATGCTCTCAGAGGCTCGGAAATCGGCCTACAATCCCATCATTGTGAATGGCCTTGAGTCAGACTATGTCGAGAAGTTGTATGGCGAGAACTCGCCTCAGAAATACTTTTTGAAGGTCAACAATGCACTCGACCCTCTGCCATTCAGAACCACGGATGAGAAAATCATGTTGGTGGCTCAGGGAGGATGCACAAAGAGAGATTTCGTATTGTCGAGCAATCTTACATCTTTCATTGTTCAATTGACCGAGGAAGACCCCATGTGGGTCAAGAAATCACTCGATGAGCAACGAGCAGATGTGAATGCCATGGCCGATGCGAAGTTGGCCGAAATCAATTCCGGCCTTGTGCCATTGATGGATTCCGGGATGGCTTAAATCTTCCAAAAAGAGAAGATGTGTTCAATCACCGGCAGAGTCCATCCATCTCCGAGAAGAGATGCGGTATCTCTGCGTGATATTGAGTCGCAATAATTATCAGGGAATCCTTGCAGTCGGCACATCTCAATCTTGCTCAATGTGCGGAGCAGACCATTCGGTTGAATTACCACCGGACAAATTGATTTTTCAGACCTTTTTCTAAGATAGTTCTGCGAAATTTCTGAATCATTGTCAGCATAAAAAGTGTCACGATATCTCTCACAAAGAGCTGTCGATTTTTCCCGGTCAGCACTCCCGGATTCCAATATTGATGCGAATGTGATTCCTCGGTCAATTGGTTGAGGGATGTCAACTTCCTCATCAAACAAGGTCTTTTTTGTTCTGATGTTTGTCCAATAATATCGGTCACGCATCTGAGCGGTCAACAAAGATGAATTGATTCGCACCGGGTAAACTCCCAATTCACGAGACATGACTCCAATGTCATTGACATCGGCAGAACCGACATTCTCTTGCATGAACTTTACATTCGGATTGAAACTGCGACAATGCTCAAGGATTTCGATGAATGTAAAAAACAAAGAACTCTTGTCTCCTTGAACCCCGGTTCTTTTACCAGCAACTGAAAGGTCTTGACAAGGACTGCCCGAAAGAATCAAATCAATAGATGACCAATCGATTTCCCATGACTTCCATTGAGTCACATCTCCCACTTGAATGGTGTCGGGATAGTGATGTTGAGTCAGTTTGATTGCTGATTTCTTGATTTCTGATGAGTAATATTTGCCGACCGAAAATCCGCAATTCTCAAGAGCCAATCTCCCGGTGTTCATGCCATTGAAAAGGCTCACTACATTAATTTGTTTCATAATAGTAAAAACCCGGACTTGCCGGGTTCGTTTCGAGTTGGTGATTCTTATTTGATGAGGTAGCGGTAGTGAGGTCTCACGATTTCTCCCTCTGCGATGATGGTGAATGCTCTCACTTTTTTGATGCCATCGGTGATGGTGCATTCGAAATTCACTCCTTGAAACCCGGAGGTCACCTCGATTGACTCGATGTTCAGTTCCTTTGCCTCTACACGAGCAGACAATTTCTCGATGCTCTGAATGTAGTGCCTTTCCGCATTCTGAATTTGATTTGCAACATATCCATCCCGGCCTTGGCGAATGATTTGTCCGGATTTTACATTCATTTGAGAATATGTTTTTGCATGGTATGTGTTGTAGAAATTTTTCGGGAATTTGAGATAAGTTTCTCCGGTGTAGTATTGTCCAACTTCCGGCTCAATGCCGAAGAACGCACACCATTTCTCAAGAGGCCATTTACTGATTTCATATGCACGAGTGAATTCTCTTTCTGCGAATGCTTGAGTTTTTGCGATGAATGCTGATTTGAATTCGGCAGTCTGAGCGAGGAGGATGTTTGTGAGAGTTGTCATGTCTTTTTTTATTGGTTAGTGTTAAAACTTATGCAAGTATAGGGTGCGTTTCTGAATCTGCAAAATATCAGATGAAAAAAGTTGAAAAAATTTTATTGGTCACCTCTTCTGCGAATGTAACTATCTCTTCCTCAAGCGATAAATCATAATCATGCAACAACAAGGACAAATGAACTGACTCATGCATGATGGCAGAAACATCTCGGAAATCGCCATGCATCCGGAATCGATTCAGAAACATGAATGGCAAATCACCGGGAATAGGTGATACATTGACCCATCCCCAAATGTAAACTCCCTGAGTCCCCGGTGTAGTCGATTCGGGATGGTCTTCGCATTCAACCAATGACAATCCATGCATTTCATCAATTTCGAAATGGCGAAAGATGTCGCAACTACAATCGCCAAGAATCAATTGCCAAGATTCAAATCGATAGACATCAATCATGTCAATACTTCGATGCCGAAAAAAAATCTCCATCGGCACGGAGGAATGCATTTAGTCTATTCGCTATCCCTCCATTGGCAGAGAATTGAGTTGGTGTTCGCTCCGTCTTGAACTCGGCCACGAACTTTCCCTCTGAATCGGTGAGTTGGAAGAAGAGCAATTGCCGGGAAAGCATCAGATTCACGATGAGGAAGAATGGGACTTCGTGAATGGCCGACAATTTCGAGGCATGGTCGAGTTTGTGATACGAGATGAGATATCCTCCGGATTTGCGGATGTACTCAAGAGTCAGAGGAACATTACCGGCATTCTCTCGTGACTTGACCTCTGCCAAGGCAATCAAGGTATTTCGGCCATCGACCTCTCGACCAAGGAGGAGGTCTGCCTTGTTCCATTCACCTGATGTGCGGAGGATGGTATATCCTCGTGATTCGAGGATGCGTTGAACTCTCGCCTCCTCATGGAGAAACCGAGGCACATTGTCATAAATAAATTCCATTTTTTGAGATGTTTTAACTGCTAAAAATAGCACCGAAATCGCAGAATGACAAGTCAAATTCATGGTGTAAATTTGTGACCATGGCAGACCCATTGGATGCACTCACCGGAAAACAACGAGCAATCATCAAGCAACTTGGTGACCTTGAGACTGCGCTCGAAAATGGCATGGCCGGAGCATTGCCGAAGGTCTTCGCAACTCTCTCTCGTGATGTTCAGAGAATCTCTGCCAATCTCTCGCTCGACCCGAATGACCGAGCCAAGACTCTCCGAGAGTTGATTGGGATGAAGCGGAAAATCGGTGACCTCGTGGTCAATAATCCGGCCTACCAAGAAGAGGTCAAGAAGTTGCTCAACGAGTTCTCGACCATCAAGAACTTGACCGACCGATTCATTCAGACCACCATCGATGACTTCGTGCCGACACGGAGATTGTACGATGCGATTCTGCAATCAAACATCGCCATCACCAAGGATGCGCTCCTCGGAGGAGGCATCGTGGACAATTTCGGGAATGCGATTCAAGAAGTCTTGAAATCCAACATTGCCGGGGTCTCCGACCGAGCGCAATTGATGGAGACATTGAGGCAATTCATCGAAGGGACTCCTGAGCGAAAAGCATATCTCGACCGATACATCAAGCAGACCACCAACGATGCGGTGATGGTATTCAATCGGGAATATTTGCAGACCATCAGCGAAGACCTCGGTCTCAAGCATTATCTCTACCAAGGGACAATCATCGGTGACACGAGGCAATTCTGCCAATCGAGAGCCGGGAAGTATTTCACCAAGGCAGAGGTCGAGAAATGGGCATCTCAAAGTTGGGATGGTAAGATGGCCGGCACGAATGAAACCACCATTTTCTCGTATGCCGGAGGATATAACTGCCGACATAAGTTGTGGCCGATTTCAGAGGAGCAGTACAACCGAGGCAAAGGAATTGTTGCACCGAAACCGACTCCTCCTCCGGTGGTCGCTCCACCACCATCGATTCCTCCGCAGATGACCGCACCTCCGGTTCTGCCGAAGCCACCGAAAGCACCGAAAGGTTTTGCCGGGGATTACACGAAATTGCCATCTGATGTGAGAGGACTCAAACGATACCTCAACGATGTTGTTGCCAAGAAAATTGGATTCCAATTTTTTGATGATATCAATGTATCGAGGGACTTACCAATTGATATGATGCAACAACAAGTGTCGGCCATTGACCGATTGGCAGAAACCTACAAGGTTGCATCAAACAACAATCTACAAGTAAGGCCAATTTTGAAATTTCAAAGCACTCCAAAAACCTATGGAGAAGTTGGTCGGTCAATTTACATGAGCAATGGCGAATCGAGATTTCGGTTCATCAATTTAGGTCACCGGGTTGACCGACATCGAGTTCTCGGAAATTTATCCACCACAAATCTTGACCAACCCAAATCTCTTGTGGATTTAGTCAATGAACGAATTGCGACTGCGGTGCATGAATTCGCTCATGTCATTACCTCATCTGATTACTATCAAAAAAACCGAAACAAGGCTCTGAATGAATTTTGGGATGCCATGAACGCATTGTATTCAGATTACAAGAAAGGGATGCCGAAAATGTATCAAAATGTCATCGATGCCGGGGACAAGCATGGATATTTCTCAAAGCAATTCGACAAGGCAGTTGCAAACTATCGCCAAGAATATCTTGGTGACTATTCAACCACGGAGGTGGATGAGTTCTACGCAGAAGCATTCGCAAACTTCAATCTCAATTCCCGGCCATCGAAATGGGCGATGGAGGTCAAAAAATTAGTGAACAAATATTTTCTCAAGTAAAAAATGGAAGCAGTTGAATTACCATGTGCAACTTGTCAGCACTATCGATTTTTCAAAAAAGTCAATTGTGAGGCATTTCCGGATGGAATACCTGAGGACATCATCCTTGGAACTAATCGGCACACCGAGATTCAACCCGGTCAAGCAAATGACTTCGTGTATTTACCGATGCCATGGGTTGCAGACCCATCGATTCCGCAACCTTTCATTGACCCTCGGAAATTGGAATCTGACTAATTCAGATTCTTGTTTTGAATCCATGCATGATGCTCTTCTGAATACACGAGGAGACCATGGCGAACGAGGACATCATGTTTCCATTTCCAATTGCTCCTCCGCTCTCTGCGATTGTACGAGGCATTCCCGAAGTTGATGATGAGGATGTTCTTCTCCTCATTGAACCGGACTGATGCTCCCAAATTTGTGAACCCATCGCCTCTCCAATTCTTGAGGTCAAATTTGCCTTTCCCGAAAGCAGATGACCAAACATGAATGGTGTCTAATCCATCGAAGTCAATTTTTTCAACCCGGTCAACCGGGAATGTCAAGTAAATGTCTTGAGACTTCTTGATTGATGCCTTGGCCTTACGGACTGCATCCGGATTCGGATTGTCCATGGCGATTGCCTTGTTGACACATGACCATCCGTATGGTGCGTTTTTGTAAAAGACCGGGGATGTGAGGACTTCTTCGCAGAGTGAGCAATGGCAGAGACTCATAATTCAATTGGTTAGTGAGTGCAAAGCAACACTAACTTTTCGAATCTGCAAAATATGAGGCAAAAAAAAGTTCTAAATTTTTGCAAGTTGGAAGTGCATCCCATCTTTTCGTTTCCAAATTCCTCCCCAATCGAACCCGGCATCGGTGAAGCACTTCACGAATCCCGTAGAAAGAGTTGGCTCTTTTCCAAGGCCATTCGAGAAGGCATTGACATCGACTGCGACTCCCCATGAATGAAGAGACATCGCATTCGCTCCACGGATTTTCCGGATATTGAAACACCCATCCCATGTCTTGAGTTCTGCCACGAATCCCCGGTTGATGAGATTCCCAAATGCGATGCTCAGGGGCATCACCATGTCCTTGTTGCAGTAAATGCGTTTCGGGATGACACCGATTTCGAGGGAGGTCGGGACATCCCACAAGACCATGCATGAATTGGATGGTGTAGGTGTTCCATATTTTGCAAAGCAGTCTCTTGAATTGACCATAAATGGAGAATTTATGAATGCAAATTCAGTATATTTTTGAACATTGATTTTCCGAAAAAATGAAAGACACAATCACTCACTTCATCGCAGATGTGCCAGCATACATTCTCATCGCATGGGTGAATTTTGCGGAGGTGATTCCGGCAGACTTGACCGGAGTTGAGCAATGGTTTCTGCATTGGGGATGGTTGCTCCTACTTGCTCTGCGATTGCTGAATGCAACCATTGACCTATACAAGAGGTCGAGAGCGCATGATTTCACGATTGTGGTTGATGGAGAAATCAAGAGAGTCGGAATTTGGAAATCAATCGTACACGAATTAAAACTCTTAATCAAATGACCATCATTTTGGAAAGACTCGCATTGGTTCTGATTCTTCTCGCAATCGGGGTCAATTTTTACTTTGACAACCAAGCATACCAACGAGACATCAAAGCATCCAAGCACCTCGAAGAATGGAGCATGGGTCTGACATTGCGGATGGCCGGCATGGAATCAAAACTTGACTCCATGGAGAACGCAACCATCAAGGTTGCCAAGGCAACGATGTACATCGACTCATGCCAATCAGCGAAGTCGACCAAGGTTGAACGAGCAGAGCGGAGAGGCAAGTTTGTAGGAGGATTGCTCCGTGGATTATTTCCCGGAATATGAGCGCAGAGAGGCAGTACAACAAGAGGATGCAAGTATATGCATATACCTCGGTGACTGCCATCCTCGTGGCATTGTTGCTCGGTGTCGGTTGGCTCTACAAGGTTGACCGGGTCGCATCGACCGACAACATCCTCCTCTTCATCCTTGCTCAAGTTCTCGGTGTATGGGTCGGGTTGTCGAATAAGATTTTCCGAATATTGAATCCAAACCCGGAAAAAGATTCTAATCACTAACTTTGCAAAAATCGAATCACCATGAATTGTCTGACTGACTATGTTGGCCTCTTATCTTGCGGAAGCGCATCACCAATCTCAGGAGTTTATATCAATGACTATCCGGGAATGGGGATGGAATTGCTTGAAAGCATAAGCACCCCGGAACAATATTCATATGCTGGGTTTTGGGAGTCGACTCAACGAGCATCGTACCAACGATTCCGGATGGACATTCAAAAGGTATTGTTCTCGGTTGCCGAGGCGAGACTCGACCAAGTACTTTTTCGCACATCCAAGCAATATGTTCAGCAATGGTCGCAAATCACTCCTCTCGCTCCATCAGAGGAGTTCAGAGGAGTCTTCGTGAGCATTGAGGGGTCGAAGTACCTTGGTCTCCGGATTCGCCAATTGTATATCTACAATGCCGGGTCGGAGGCGGTCAACGGAGTTCCATTCTCAATTTTCCAAACTCAAGATGGCAAGGTGATTTATTCCGGGACTGCCGACTTGAATCCGGGAATGAATTACATCCCGGTGAACGAGACATTCGTTTCGGATTTCGACAAAATCAACATCATGGTCGCAGTCGATTCGACCAACTTGTCAACCTTGACCGGGTCATTCATGGACTTCGGATGGGAGCAATTTGATGTCGAATGTGGCAATCGATTCTCGTGGATAATGAACAACGGATGGAGCATCTTCCCGGTGACCGCTCCGTTGAACTACGGACTTGGAGTCGATTGGAATCAAGACTCGACTCAATCGGGAATTTACATCGATGCAGACCTTGTCTGCTCACTCGACCAATTCATTTGCCACGAGAAGGAATATCTCACCGATGCATGGGCAAATCTCCTATGCTATCAAATCCTATGGGCGAAAATCTCATCGCCTCGTGCCAATTATTTCGCTCAGAGCAATCGAGAATTGACCGAGCGCAACATGACCACATTCTTGGACAACTACAATCAGAGCATCGCCACATGGGCGAATCAACTAAACCTAAAAGGAGAAGACTTGTGTTTCAATTGCGAGAACTCCGGCCTCATCCAACAAGGTTTTTCGAGACCTTAGAGTTTTTCCATTTTTGAGAGAACGAAAAAAACCCGGATGATGTCCGGGTTCTTTTTTTACTGATTGGCGATGATGCTCCGAAAAACCATCGCTAAAATGAGAGCGATGAATCCTCCGATGATGATGACTTCAATTGACCAAGGACTTTTTTTCGGCCTCATAATATGATGGCAATGGTGTGACAAAATATGCATTGTCAACGAGAGTGAGATTGCATTTCTTGAATTTCAGAATGTCATACCCATCGAATGCATTGATTTGTTTCTGAGCCATCTCAGGAGTGATGTCGATGATGATGGAGAAGTGAAACCCAAGGATTGAATTGTTCATGGTATATGACATGAATGCCATTGGAACTTTTCCAAATTTCGATTCCCATGAAACGATGGAGATGACTCCACCGAAGGTTGAGATGAGATTCTGAATGTGATTCAGACCTCCGGACTCAACCGAGAGATGTCCTTTTATCCGAACAAAATTGTCACTTGTTGTGATTTCGCATTTTTGAATTTGTCCGATGATTGTATTCCACATAATTTTTGAGAGATTAGAGTTTGAGAGATTATTTTGAAAGGATGGTGATAAATTTGCGGTATTGAGATGCCTCACGAGTCATTTCGATGGACTCATATCGCTTGGCTCTATCGTTGAGCCATTGGATGAACTTCGAGGCAGTAAACTTACCCGAACCGAAGATTGTCCAAAATTCGATTTGGAACAAGCAGTCTTTTGCAATCAATGATTGCTGAGATGCGATTTCGATGATTTGATTTTTTGTCATTTTTTGAGAGAATTATGGGGTCGATTGCTCGACCCCGGTTTGACTTATATCCATGAAAATTTTAATCCATTTTTTCCGGTGCTGCAAGTGATTAGGATATATCCTAAACCTTTTTTCTCACCCAAATTTGGAACAATCAATTTGCCCGATAACAAATTTTTCTTGACTCGGTAGAGAATTGATTTTGTTTGAAAAGCACCGAGTTCAAGCATGAATTTTTGCTCATTGTGAGAAACAAAAATATGATTGGTTGATGTCCTTGATGTTGGTCTTCTGACTGCCATGTCTTTTTTTGTTATTGGTTAGTCAAAATTACTTGGCGATTACTGAAACAATGTGTGAACCTTGAGGAAATCCAACAAAAATGTCAGACCCATTGATTGATACACGAGTAGTCTTGATGACTTCTCCGTTGAACTGAAATTCGATTTCGAAAATTTGGATGTTGTTCTGCATGACTTTTTTTTGTACTTGGTTAGTGAGTGCAAAGCAATATGCTTTTTTCGAATCTGCAAAATACTGATGCAAAATAATTCAATTATTTTTTTCGCCATCGCTTAACCGAGTGAAAACCACATATTTGATAAAAAAAGCAAATCGAAAACAAAATGCAAGTATTCAATTCGACCTCCGATTTGTTCAAGTCGCATCTCGCACAACTCAAGGAGATTGGCGATGTGAACCGAGTTCTCCGGGAACTCGCCATTGATGGTGCAGCAGCAGTTGCCAAGCGAGTGCAGAACGATGGTCAGAAGGCCGATGGTTCGCAGATTGGAGAATATTCGACATCGACCTTGGCATTCGGGAAAATCACCGGGAAGTTCGGGTCGATTGCGACCAAGAAGCAACTCAACAAGCGCATGAAGGCATTCGGTGACACGAGTGAATTTTATGGTGGATACAAGGAGTTCCGGCAGTCGCTCGGCAGACAAGTCGAGTTCATCGACCTAACTCTCACCGGAGCAATGTTCGAGGATTGGATTCCATCTCCTCTCGATGACAACTCATGGGGAGTCGGGTTTAAGTCTGCCGGGTCAGCAGAAATTGCCGGATACCATGAGAAACGATTCGGAACTATCTTTGCACTCAGTAAGGAAGAGGAGGAACAAGCAATGGAGACTCTCAACCGAATCATCAATCAGATTCTACAATGACAACAACAATCATCTCTCCCATGGGAGCAATCTGCGAGGTCATCTCTGCGCTCCCCGGCATCAAGGTCTTGAACTATGGCGAGGCGGTCGAGGCAGTCGCTCCGAGCGATGCCGGGAACTACATCACCGAGAACGGACAAACATTCTGCTCGGTCAATGACAATGCCGACCT